ATTAGTCCTAAACAAACATGTACTCAATTAACATTGGGCGACAGTGGAGATACAATTATCATTCCAGCTGGCGCAACGATCACGAACTCTGGTACAGCTACGGGATTTGGAAGAACAGGAACAGTTAACTGGGACACAACTAAAAAAACAACAGGATTTACAGCAGTTAATGGAGTAGGATATTTTTGCGATACAACAAGTGCTGCATTCACAATGACACTTCCAGCAACACCTTCAGCTGGAGATATAGTTGCTTTAAAAGATTATGCAAATACATTTGACACAAATAATTTAACCATTGGAAGAAATGGTTCTAATATTGAGGGTGCTGCAAATAATTATACAGTTTCTACAGAGGGTATATCAGTAACTTTACTTTATGTAGATGCAACAAGAGGTTGGTCTGTTATTAATTCAGGAGATGATTCTAATATTGCACCTCAAGCTTTATTTATTGTAGCAACAGGTGGAACAGTAACAACTTGTGGTAATTACAAAATTCATACTTTTACAGGTCCAGGAACTTTTACAGTTTGCTCTGCAGGTAATGCTGGTGGGTCTAATTCAGTAGATTATTTAGTAGTAGCAGGTGGTGGAGGTGGCGGAGGTGGAACTCCTTGTGGAGGAGGCTATGGTGGTGGTGGAGCTGGTGGATATAGAGAATCAAAAGCAACAGGTGCCCCATGGACAGCAAGTCCTTTAGCAACTTCAACATCATTACCAGTTTCAGCAACAGCTTATCCAATAACAGTAGGTGGAGGAGGACCAGGTGGTCCAGGACCAGGTGGTCCTTTTATAGGAACTAGTGGTTCTAATTCGATATTTTCAACTATAACAAGTGCTGGCGGAGGATATGGAGGTAGTTCTAGTTCACCTAGTGGGTTGTTAGGTGGTAGTGGAGGTTCAGGCGGAGGCCCAGGTTATGGTCCTAGTCCTAGCACACCAACCACAGCAGGTGCTGGAAATACTCCTCCAGTAGCACCTCCTCAAGGAAACCCAAGTGGAACAGCTATATATGCAGGTCCAGCATACGGAGGAGCTGGAGGTGGAGGAGCTACATCTGCAGGTGGAAATGGAAGTGGTAGTGGTGGAGGTGCTGGTGGTAATGGTGCTACAACATCAATTTCAACTACTTCTATTACTTATGCAGGTGGTGGTGGTGGTGGACCAGGTGGTGCCGCAGGACCAGGTGGTGGAGGAGCAGGTGGTGGTGGACCAGGTGTAGCAGGGACAACAAACCGAGGTGGAGGTGGTGGTGGTGGAGGATTATCAAGTGGTGGAGCTGGCGGCTCAGGTATAGTTGTAATAAGGTACAAATTCCAATAAAAATTATGGATTTACAATTAACAAAAACTAAAATATAATAGGAGATAATTATGGCACATTTTGCAAAATTAGGAGCTAACGGAAAAGTTATAGCAGTATTAACACTGAACAACAGTGATATGCTGAATGCTTCTGGAGTTGAAGACGAATCAGTTGGTCAACAATATCTAGAGAGACATAATAACTGGCCAGCTCAGATGTGGATTCAAACATCTTACAATACACAAGGTGGAAAACATTCTTCTGGTGATAATACAAAAGCATTTAGAGGAAATTACGCAGGAATTGGATATACTTGGGATGAAGATGATCAAATCTTCTGGCCAAAGAAACCTTTTGCTTCATGGGTAAAACATATTCCAACAGCATCTTGGAAATCACCAATTGGTGATGCACCAGCATTAACTGAAGAACAAACTGCTCAAAATACAGCTAATACTCATAGATGGAGTTATAACTGGAATGAAGCAAATCAATCTTGGGATTTAGTTAATACTTTAACTTCTTAATTATTGACTTTTAATTAAACAATATATATCTATTGCATACGGTGTTATGCATAAGAAAATATTATCTCAAATAGACCTACATTTTGGGCAAATAGAAATGCCTAAAGGTTTTGAAATAGACCGAGAAAAATTAGGTGCAGATATTTTATCATCTGTAATTTATAATAGAGAATTTCCATTCTCTAGATCTTGGGATATGTTACAAACATATTTAAGAGAACATATTAATTTAGAGTATGGTTTTACATTAGTTCATAAAAAAACTATTGGTAATATTTATAAACCAAGACAACATTCTCATTCTTATTTACAAGTAGATCCTGTAGATTTAAGACATTCACCAGATTATGTAATGTTATATGGAGTAAATGTTGGAAAAGATTCTTGTAGAGTATTTATAGAATATGATGATAATAGAAGAAAAGGTAGAAGTTGGGAAATACCACTAAATAACAATGATTTTATAATGTTTCCTTCTACACAAAGATATCATATAACTTCTAATACATCAGAACAATTAAATTTTATATTAACTACGACTTATGAATTTATCTAATTATTACTGGTATTTTAAATCAGCTTTAACTCCAAAGTTTTGTGATGAAGTTATTAAATATGGATTACAACATCAAGAAGATTTAGCTTTAACAGGTGGTTTTGAAAGAAATTTAAAAGATAAACCGTTAAAAGAAGAAGAAGTAATAGATTTAAAAAAGAAAAGAAATTCTAATATTGTGTGGTTAAATGATACTTGGATATATAAGGAAATACATCCTTATATTCATGATGCTAATAAATTGGCTGGTTGGAATTATGATTGGAATTTTTCTGAGTCTTGCCAATTTACTAAATATAAGTTAAATCAATATTATGATTGGCACTGTGATTCTTGGGATAAACCATATGATAAACCTAATGATCCAAACAGTCATGGTAAGATTAGAAAATTATCTGTAACTTGTCAGTTGACTGATGGTTCAGAATATACAGGTGGAGAATTACAGTTTGATTGTAGAAATTATGATCCACACATGCGTGATGAAGATAAACATGTGTTGACCGTAAAGGAAATACTTCCAAAAGGCTCTATCGTTGTGTTTCCTTCTTTTGTGTGGCATAGAGTACAACCCGTAACAAGAGGAACTAGATATTCTTTAGTTATTTGGAACTTAGGATATCCATTTAAATAATATGTTTATAAACGAATATTTTAAAACACCAATCTGGATGGAAGAAAAACCAGAATTTGTAAAATCGCTTACTAAAGCAACAGACAAATATATTAAAGATGCTAGAGATTTAAGAAAAGCAGATATTAAAAAAGATGGAGATTTTGGTACATCTTATCATTCAACACCATTAACTGCAGATACTAAATTTAGAGATTTCCATAATTATGTAGGTCAAAAAGCTTGGGAGTTTTTAGATTGGCAAGGATTTGATATGCAACAATATACAACTTTCTTTTCTGAAAGTTGGGTACAAGAATTTGCTAAAAATGGTGGTGGTCACCATTCTGCTCATATTCATTGGAATCAACATGTAGGTGGATTCTATTTCCTTAAAGCAAGTGAAAATACTTCTTATCCAATATTTCATGAACCTAGAACAGGTGCACGTTGTACGAAATTAAAACTTAAAAAACCAGATGCTATTACGCATGGCACAGAACTTATACACTTTAAAGTAAAACCAGGAACACTTATATTCTTTCCAGGATATATGGAACATGAATATGCAGTAGATCATGGTAAAGAACCTTTTAGATTTATTCATTTTAATATACAAGCAGTTCCTAAAGAAATGGCAAAGGTAAATGTCTAAATATAATTTTAAAAAAGATAGATTTACTGTAATTGAAAAAGCAATAGATCCAAAGATTGCAAATTTTGTTTACAACTATTTTTTAATGAAAAGACAAGTTGCAAGAACAATGTTTGATGAAAGATATATATCTCCATTCACTACAGAGTTTGGTGTATGGAATGATGAACAAGTTCCAAATACTTATTCTCATTATTCAGATATTGCTATGGAAACTTTATTATTGTTAGTTCAACCTATTATGGAAAAACAAACAGGAGTAAAATTAATTCCAACTTATTCATATGCAAGAATTTATAAAAAAGGAGATATCTTACATCGTCACAAAGATAGATTCAGTTGTGAAATATCTACAACATTAAATTTAGGTGGAGATCCGTGGCCAATTTATATTGAACCAAATCCTAAAATGGGTGGAATTGTAGAAGGCAAAGGTTATATTTCTGATAATACAAAAGGTATTAAAGTAAATTTAAAACCTGGAGATATGTTAGTCTACAGAGGTAATCTATTAGAACATTGGCGAGAAGAATTTGATGGTCAAGATTGCGGTCAAGTATTTTTACATTACAATAATGCTGCAACTAAAGGCGCAAAAGACAATATCTTTGATAAAAGAAAACACCTAGGTCTTCCGAGCTGGTTTAAGAAATGATATAATTCTATATTGGGAGGGGTCTTCCACCTATACACCAACCCTTCCCACTATAGGATTATATTATGTTTTTTGGAGCAACATCATTTGCAGAAGCACCTTTCTCATCAGAAGGTATTATAAATCAATCAGTAGAAGTTACTGGCGTTCAGGCCAATACTGCAATATCAAGTGTATCTGTACAAGCTGATGCTATTGTAGATGTTACTACAAACTTATTAACAATTACTTTAGGTAATGCCGCGGCGGAAGCTAATGCGGATGTTAATGTTACTACAAACTTATTAACAACAGCACAAGGTAATGTTTCATTCTTTTTAGATGAAACAATTTATCTATCTACAAATTTAATTCAAAGTAATGTTGCAAGCGTTTCTATTGAAGCAGGAGGAAATGTTTTCGTTGCAGCAGGTGCTGAAATAGAACTTGAGTCTACAGTTAATACTGTAGTTATAGATATTTTAAGTGAACAATATGTAATAGGACAACAGTTATATTCAACTGTTAATAGTGTTGATGCTCAAGCAGTGTCTTTAATAAATGTTACTGGAGTTACATTAAATACAACAGTTGCTGCTGTAAGTATTACAGCTGAAGCTAATGTTTTTGTATCAACTAATTTATTAACAGTATCTTTAGGTAATGAACAAACTACAGCAAATGCTACTGTAAATTTATCAACTAATATATTAACATTAACAACAAATACTGTATCTGTTAGAATTGATAATGAAGCTTTTGTTACAGGCAGTCGATTAAGTACAGCTACAGGTTCAGTTGTAATTTCAATTGGTGTTCAAGTAACTGGAGTACAATTAACAACAAATGTTGGTAAAACATTTATAGACGCTTGGGCAGTGGTTAATATCAACGCAACTAATACATGGACCGTGGTTGATATAGCGGCTTAATGACTATATAATAAAGGCTTATGGCATCATCTTATTCAACGGATCTTAAACTAGAATTAATGGTAACGGGTGAAAACTCGAATACCTGGGGAGATAAAACTAATACCAATTTAAATTTAATACAACAAGCAGTTGCAGGTTATCAATCTATTGCTTTAACTTCAACAAGCACAACACTAGCTATGACTAATGCTACTATTTCTAATGCTAGAAATATGGTGCTTGAATTTACAGGAACTTTAACTGGAAATTCTACTATTAATGTACCTGATGGTATTGAAAAATTATATTTTGTAAAAGATTCAACAACAAGAGCGGGATATACATTAACATTAAAAACAACTTCTGGAACAGGATTTGCATTAACTTCAGGTAAAGTTAACGGTGCTTATTCTGATGGCACAAATATTAATGCAATTACTTTAAGTACTTTAGGTGGTACAATGACCATTGATCAAGTATTAACTTACGGTAGTACCACTGCACAAAGTCTAACCGTTGGTAATTTAATTGCAACAACAAACGTTTCAACAAATACATTTCTTGCAACAACTGCAACAGCAACTACATTAACAGGAACAACTATATCTTGTACAACTTTAACAGGTGCAACGAATAATGATTCTAAAGGAGAGTTGAGACTTGTTCCGTTAAATACAGCAACAAGTGCCTATACTCTAACAGCCACGGACCACGGTAAATGTATATCTACAAGTTCAAACGTTATTGTACCACCAAGTATATTTTCATCAGGTCAAAATGCAGTAATCTTTAATAGCGGAACTACCGATATCACAATTACACAAAGTACAAGTGTAACTATGTATCAAGTAGGAACAGCTAACACAGGAAATAGAACACTAGCTCAAAAAGGATTAGCTACTGTTTATTGCGTAACAACCAACACATTTGTAATTACAGGTGGTGGACTTAGTTAAACACAATGACTCTTTATCCTTTTTTAATAGGCTCTGGAGGATTTAACTCCGTAATAGCCACGGGTGGAACTATCAGTGATGTAACTATTGGTGGAAAACTGTGGAGACGTCATACTTTTGCTTCAGCAGGTGGTAATCAATTTGTAATAACTAATGCAGGCCAATACGGCACTGTAGATGTCATCATGTGGGGTGGTGGTGGCGGAGGTGGAAATTCAACTGGCGGTGGTGGAGGAGGTGGTGCTTATGTTAGAAATTCAAATTTATCTATTAATGTTGAAACATTAAATATCTCTGTTGGAGGTGGTGGACGTTATGGTGGTGGAAACTGGGATGGTGGTACTGGTGGATTAGGTATTAATATTTCAGGAACAAATTATGGATTTGGTGGAAGAGGTGGTGATGCTGGTAATGGTGGATTTTCTGCATCTGGAGGAGGTGGAGGTGGTGCTTCATTAATTATACGAGGAACAACAATATTAGTTGCAGCTGGAGGAGGTGGAGGAGCTGGAGGAACTGAAAGAGGAAATGAAGGTGGAGGTGGTGGAGGATCCGCACAAAATGGACAAAGTTCTTATGGATATGAAGGAAGTGCAGGAGGGAATTCACCAAGTTCTAACGGTGGTAATGGTATTTATCAACCTGGTGGAGATTTTAGTTCTGGAGGAGGTGGTGCTGGAGGATTTTACGGAGGAAGTGCTGGAACACAACCTGGTTATGACTTTTCACCAACAGGTGGAGGAGGTGGAGGTACAAATTTAGGACCAACAGTTACAAACGGTAGCACAGGAAGTTCTGGTGGATCTGGAGGATCTGCTGGTAATTCAGGAGATGCTTTAAACGGAGGAAGTTATGGAGGTGGAGGAGGAAGAAGTTCTTCTGGCCAACAAGGAATAGTTTATATTCAATATCCATTACAATCATTATAATATGCCACTAGCAAAGATACCTTTAAAACCTGGATTCAATAAACAAGCCACAGCTTCACAAGCTATGGGTGAATGGATTGATGGAAATAATGTAAGATTTAGATATGGTTCACCTGAAAAGATTGGTGGCTGGGAACAAATTACAGATAAATTAATTGCAGGTGCTGCAAGAGCTCAATGGTCGTGGACCGATTTAACTGGTAGACGTTATGTGGCTCTTGGAACTAATAAATGTTTATATGTTTATGATGCAGATAGTTTATATGATATTACACCTTTAGATAGTGCTAGAGCTTTAACAAGTGTTACTTTTACATCTACAACAGGTTCAACAACAGTAACAGTTAATAAAGCTTCTCATGGTTTAGAAGTAGGAGATTTATTTATTTTTGATGCATCTTCTATAACTCTTCCTGGTGGAGGAGTTACTAGTTTTGTTGCTGCAAATTTTGAAACAAATCCTTTTGAAGTAGTTACAACTCCAACAAGTGGAACTTTTACTATTACAATGCCTGTTACAGAAACTGGAACAGGAATGACGGCTCAAGGTTCTGGCGACTTAACACCTTATTATATTATAGGACCTTTAATATCTGCTTTAGGATATGGTTGGGGTACAGGTTTATGGGGTAATTCTACATGGGGAACACCAAGAACTACATCTAATGCAACTATAGAAGGTGGAGATTGGTCATTAGATAACTTTGGAGAAAATTTAATTGCAACAATTAAAAATGGTAAAACTTTTAAATGGGAACCTAATGCAGGAGCTGGAGTTTCTACAAGAGCAGTAGAAGTTCCTAATAACCCAACAGCAACCATTCAAACTATAGTATCCGATAGAGATAGACATTTAATTCATTTAGGAACAGAAACAACAATTGGTAATCCTTCAACTCAAGATCCAATGTTTATAAGATTTTCTGATCAAGAAGATATAGAAATATACGAACCTACTTCTACAAATACAGCAGGTACATTTAGATTAGATGATGGTACAACAATTATTGGTGCTGTTCGAGCAAAAGATTACATATTAGTTATAACAGATACAGCGGCATATACGATTCAATATGTTGGAACTCCATTTACATTTAGTATAAGAAAAGTTGGTTCTAACTGTGGTCTTATAGGTAAACATGCTTTAGCATTCGTTAATGGTGCTGTTTGGTGGATGGGTGACTCTGGAGGATTTTTTAAATTTGATGGTACTGTTAGTGATGTATCTTGTTTAGTAGAAGATTTTGTATTTACAAATATTGGAGAAGGTAATTTAGGAATTAATTTTGCGCAAGGAGCTCAAGTCTATTGTGGTTTAAATACTTTAAATACAGAAATAAATTGGTTTTATTGTAAAGATGGTTCAAACAATATAGATAGAGTTGTTTCACTTAATTATGAGGATAATACATGGACTACAGGAGATTTAGCTAGAACAACTTATGAAGATGCTAAAGTATTTAAATTTCCATATGCTACAAAGTACGAAACTACTTTATTACCAACAGTACCTGTAATTAATGGTGTAACAGCAGGAGCTTCTTATTTCTTTGCTCAAGAAAAAGGTAAAAATGAAGTATTAAATTTATCAACAGGGGTTATATCTACAAATGCTGTTTCTTGTTTTATTAGATCAGGAGACTTTGAATTAGACCTTGAAGGTAATGGAGAATATTTTTTAAAGATTAGAAGATTTATTCCTGACTTTAAAAATTTAGAAGGTAGTGCTGATGTTACAATATTTTTAAGATCTTATCCTGCAGATACAACAACAGTTAAAGGAGAAACTTATATTGGACCATTTACAATAGATACCTCAACTGATAAAGTAGACACCCGCGCTAGAGCACGACTTGCTAGTCTTAAAATAGAAAGTGATGCTATAGATGATAACTGGCGCTATGGAATATTTAGAGTAGATATACAACCTGATGGAAGAGGTGGTAGTTTCCCTCAAACATAATTATGGCAAAGATTAATTTATATATACCAGAACCAAGAGAACCTTATACTGTTGATAACTTTAGACAAATTAATCAGGTATTAGAAACTTTACAAAATCAATTAAATACATCTTATCAAAACGATAATACACAAGAGATTGAAAGAAATATTTGGTTTAGTATGAGATCAGGTGGCTGCTAATGAGTTGTAATAATGTAAATCAAGGTAGTGGTCAATTAGTTACTTTTGGTGGAACTAATTTAGATGCATTTGGAAGGTTACGTGTTTCTAACCCTGAAACTATTTTTGATAGTGATAACGTTTTATCAAAAAATAATTTATTCTCTGAATCTACCGCAAATGGCGGAACTGTTACTTATACACAAAACAAATCTACGGTTAATTTAAATGTAACAGAAGCGTCTGGTTCAAAAACAATAAGACAATCTAAAAGAGTCATGCATTATGAACCAGGTAAATCATTATTATTATTTAATACATTTGTAATGAATACTCCTACTGCAAATTTAAAACAAAAGGTTGGTTTATTTGATGCTAATAATGGTGTTTTCTTTTTTGTAGATGGAACTACTTATAAAATAGTTAGACGTACTTACACATCAGGTGCAGCAGTTGATACAGAAATATCACAATCAAATTGGAATGGAGATAAATTAGATGGAACAGGGCCAAGTGGTTTTACACTATATCCTGATAAAGCTAATATTTTATATCAAGATTTTGAATGGTTAGGTGTTGGAGCCGCTAGAGTTGGATTTGTTATTAATGGTCAATTTATAGTCTGTCATACATTTTATAATGCAAATAATTTAACTACAGTTTACATGCAAACTGCAAATTTACCAATTCGTTATGAAATTGAAAGAGCTGGAACATTAACTGCAGGTACTTATACATTACAACAAATTTGTTCTACATGTATTGCAGAAGGAGGTTATCCACCAGAAGGCACTGAAAATATTATAGGAACATCACAAATAAATTCAGGAGTAAATTTAACAACTGCTAATACATATTATAATATTGCAACTATTAGAATAAAAGCAAATAGACCATATGCTGTGATAGTTCCATCGGGAGCTGATATTTTAAATATATCTAATAGCGATTTTGAATGGGGTTTGTTTGTAAATGCAACACCTTCTTCTGCATTTAGTTACACAAGTTTTAATGATAATGTAGAATATGATTTAACAACAGTTGATTTAACTTCAACTGGTACGAGAATATCTGGTGGATATCTTGGAGGAAAAACTGCACCTATTGCAATAGGAGATGGTGGATTTGCTTTTCCATACCAAATAGGACAAAGTATTAGTGGAACTTCTGATACACTAACACTAGGAGTAAGATGTGGTTCTGCAAATGGAGATGTTTCTGGTTTAATTAAATGGTTTGATTTAACATAATGGCTAATTATTATATAAGTAAATTTTACGCACCGACTACTACAAATACTGTTACGGTATATTCATGTCCATCTAATTCAAGAGCAATCATTCAAAATATACAAATAGCAAATACTTCTGGTTCTAAAGATGTTACAGTTACTATTAATCAAGCATCTACTAGTACTAATTTTATAGTTGCTTATGCTTCTATTACTGGTCCTACAACTTGTAACTTAGCAAATGGTCCTATCATATTGCAAGAAAGTGATACCATTGGTATATCTTCTTCTAATACATCTAATATAACTGCAGCACTTGCAATATTAGAAATGAATAGAAACGATCAGAATGGCTAGAAAAGTACAGTCAGGTTCAGGAACCTTTATAAAACATACTAATAAAAAAAGACCTGGAAGACATAGTAAAAGACCTAATAAAAGAAATGATCGTAAAGAATATCGTGGACAAGGTAGACGATAATAGTATATATTAAATTTTATGGCAAATAAAACAGTAGTTATAGATGGAGTAGAAGTTCCAGTCGTACCTGCAAAAGCAGAAGAAATAATTAAGAATAAAGTTACAGGACAAACCTATGCAACAATTGAAGAATTTAATGCAGATGTGGCTAATCCTAGTACACCGACTAAAGCAGAACATTTACAAAGAGATTTAAAAATAACAGTTGCATCATTACAAGTTGTTGGTAAAACTAAATAATGCAACCTTTTGGTGGAACTGAAATTCAATTATCGTATTTAAAAAAATACGTATCTAAAGATTTATTTTCTAAAATTAAATTAGAACTTTCTGTACCAGAAAGAAGTCCTGTTGTTGTAGATAAAACAAATGTTTTATGGATTCAAAATAGTTATGATCAACCTAATTTACACCCTTGGTTTAAGAATAAATTAAATCACGGTAAATATGATTGGTATGTATTTAATTCTCATTGGGTATATGAGAAATATAGATATTTCTTTGATATTCCAACGGATCAATCTTTAGTTATTAAAAATGGTTTTACAGATGATTTAATATTAAAAAAAGATTTCAAACGCAAAGATAAAATAAGATTAGTTTATACTTCAACACCATGGCGAGGCTTAGATGTTTTATTATCTGCTATGGAACTTGTTAAATCAGACAAAGTAGAATTGGATGTATATTCAAGCACACAAATATATGGAGATCAATTTAAAGAAATGGCAGATGATCAATATAAACCTTTATATGATAAAGCTAGAAATTTAAAGAATGTTAATTATAAAGGTTATTGTCATCATGATGAATTAGTAAAGATACTTCATACATACGATGTATTTGTTTATCCTAATACTTGGGAAGAAACTTCATGTATCGCGGCTATTGAAGCGTTAGCCTGTGGACTCGTAGCAGTAACCACGGACCTCGGTGCTTTATATGAAACCTGCGCAGACTTTCCAATCTATGTACCTTATTTAAAAGATAAAGAAAAGTTAGCACATCAGTTTGCTTATGTAATAGATACTTTACCTAAGATACTTAATAATATACAAGATGATAAGTTAAAATTTCAAATGCAGTATTATAAACAATTTTATCATTGGGACGTTATCAAACAATATTGGGAGAATTTTTTAAATGGTATCAAGTAAAGATATAAAGTTATTTGTAGGCACACCAGTTCATTCAGACGTTTCAATTCATTATTTTAAAGCATCATTAGAATTTCAAAAAGAATGTTATGTCAGAAAAATACCTGTAATGTTTCAAGTGATGAAAAGTAGTTTAGTTACACAAGGAAGACAATTATGTGTATCTGCTTTTTTATCCTCTGCTTGTACACATTTATTATTTGTAGATTCTGATATTGCTTATTCATTTAAAATGTTTGAAAAGATGGTTGCTTATGACAAAGATATTTGTATGGTTCCATATCCAATTAAATCTATGGACTTTCAAAAGATTAAAAAGAAAATAGAAGGTGGCTCTAAATTAGATCCAATGGTTATGGGTAATCAATATACAATGTCCATTGTAGATTCTAAAAATATAAAAATGGAAAATGGATTTATAGAAGTTGAAAGAGGCCCAGCAGGTTTTATGTTAATTAAAAGAGAAGCTATAGAAAAATTAATAAAAGAATATCCAGAGTTTACAATTAAACAACATACTTTAATTGATGGTAAATTAGTAGAAAGAGAACATATGTATAATTTCTTTGATACTTATTGGGATCCTAATGAAAAGACTTATACAGGAGAAGACTTTTATTTTTGTAAACTAGCTAAACATGCAGGTATTAAAATGTATGCTTTAGTAGATGAATATATATCTCATTATGGAGAATTTGGTTATACAGGAAGATTAATAGATGAATTTATAGTTTCTGAAGATAAAGCTGAAGTATCAAGCAATATAATCAATAGCGATATAGACCCTAAAGATTTACCTAAATAGCAAGGATATTGTACATATTTCATTATTTAGTTATAATAACCATTAGTTAACTAAATAAAAAATATGGATCCATTCACAGTCGCATTAGCCGTATTTGGCATACAGAAATTAAGGGGTAAATCCACAGGTAGGTCATTTAGAGACGCATTATTAGCAGCTGGAGGAGTTCAGTTAGCAGGTATGGGCGGAGTTGGTCAAGGATTAGGTTCATTTGCACCACAAGCATTCGGTTCAACTTCATTACCAGGAATGACAGGAAGTTTTCTTCCAGGCGGCGGTATAATGGAACAATTAGGTTCTACATTTGCAGGTGAAGGTATTAAATCTTTAATTGGTACAAAAGGAACACCAGGCACAGCAGCAATTCCAGAACAAACTTATAGAGAAGCTATTATTGATAAAACAACTGGACAAGTATTACAGCCAGAAAGACTTTATCAACCAGCAGTAGCTGGAGTACCAGCAGTACCAGCAACAGGTTTTCAATCATTAAGTCCAGGAGAAAAATTTCTTGCGGGTACAGTTGCAGCACCAGTTGTAATGTCCGCTTTTGCTGAAGAACCAGAACCAACAAAACCACTATATTCAAAAGAAGATTATGAAAAAGAATATGCAACTGAGTCAGAAAAATTAAAAGGCTTAGGAACAATTACTCAACCAAGATATACGTCTGCAACAAATTTATATAATTATAATCAAAATCCAATGTATACATTTAACAAAGGTGGTATCGTAGATGCTTTACCAAAGTTTTCAGTAGGTGGAGTTAATTATATGCCATCAAAAATTACACATGATGAAGAAGACGAAAACAATTATGTTAGAGCTTCAGGATACGTGGAAGATGGATCAGGAAACGGTGACAAAGATGAAGATACTATTCTTGCACAATTAGCTGATGGAGAATTCGTATCTCGTTCTGATGCAGTATTAGGAGCTGGAATTATGGCAGGTGCATCACCAAACAATATGAGAGAAATGAGAAAATTAGGTGCTTCGTACTTCTATGATCAACAAGCTAAATTTAAAAGAATATTTGATTTATTAGATGCAAGCAGAAAGACTAATTGAAAAAAGAATAGACGTCCTTCACATCCATAATCATGATGTAGAAAGATTTTGGCCATTGGTAAATTTTATGATTGCCGAGGCTTTAAAGTATTCAGGAGGATTTGCTAATGCTCATCATATTAAAGATTATTTAATAGAGGGTAGTATGCAACTATTCTTGGTATTTGGTTCTGATGATGGGGTTAAACAAAAAGTATTCGGTTGCCTCGTTACACGGATCACGGACCAACCTAATTTAAGACAGTTAGAAGGTATTATTTTAACTGGAGAAAAAAGAGAATTGTGGCAGGATGATATGGCTGCTATGATTGAGAATTTTGCAATACAAAATGATTGCAAAAGATTATGTATGTTGGCTAGACCAGGCTGGAGTAAAGTAGTAAAAAAATATGGCTGGAAAGTTAAACATGTAGAATTACAAAAGGAGTTATTTTAATGGGTGGTATATTTGGAGGAGGAGGAAGCGGCGGTGGCGGTGGCGGCGGAGCTACTTCTGGAACTCAGGAAACAATAGCTAGAGAAGCACCAGGCGTTGAAGCCCGTAAGCTTGCTTTATACGATCAAGCTGTACAATTAGCACAACAACCTATTTCATTACCAGCGGTACAAGTTGCTGCACCAAGTGCATTACAACAACAAGGCTTTACTATGGCTGGACAAACAGGTGTGGGACAACAAGCTGTTGGACAAGGTATACAAAGTTTACAAGCTGGATTAGGTGCTGCTTATGGTGGACCAAATATTTCTCAATTTTATAATCCATATCAATCATATGTATTAGATGAAATTAATAGACAAGCTCAACAAGCTCAAAATCAATTATCTGCACAAGCTGTTAGTGCTGGTGCATTTGGTGGAGGAAGAGAAGGTGTACAAAGAGCAGAACAAGAAAGAGCAAGACTTGGACAAATAGGACAAGCACAAGCTGCTGGTTATCAGTCTGCATTACAAGCTGCACAAGCTCAACAAAATTTACAAGCACAAACAGGTTTAAGTGCTGGTCAAGCATTACTTGGAGCAGGAGCACAACAACAAACTATGCAACAAGGTGATATACAAAGTTTACTACAAGCTGGAGGAATCCAACAACAATTAGGTCAACAAGCTTTAGAAGCTGCAAGACAAACACAATTGCAACAAGCTTATGAACCTTATCAAAGAACAGAATTCTTAAAGAATATAATGACTAACTTACCAACTACGCAGAGCTCTATAACAGCAACCACGGCTCCTGGAGCTAATCCATTAGCTCAAGCAGCAGGCGCTGGTCTAGGTGCATATGCGGCTTATAACATTGCGAAAAAATAATGGATTCAGTTTTATCAAGAAAATTATTTCGCCAGAAATATGTAGAAGAAATAAAACCTCGTTCTACTAATAAGGGTGGCATTGCTACATTAAAACTTGCAACAGGTGGAGAAGTATTCACTGAAGGTGAAAAACTTGGTTATATGTTAGCACCAGTTGCTGCTAGTTTATTACAAGCAAAACAAAAACCAGGTGAATCAAATTTAGCTTCTTTATTTAGTGCTGTTGGAGAAGGGGTATCTCAAGTTCCAGCAGTTGCATTAAATATTAAAAAATTAGAACTAGCTGGTCAACCAAAGCCAGTAGAACAAGTTAGAACTTTAAGTCCTGAAGAAATTAAAATTAGAAATTTACCTGCAGGTACTATTGCTCAAATAGATTCATCAGGAAAAATTAATATTATAAATAAGCCTAGTGAAAAAGAAATACAAGAAAGCGAATCTTTATTATCAAATATAAATACATTAAATAAAATACAATCAGATTATGTAAAATTAGGTAAACCCGTTGGTCCTTGGTATAACTTAGATCCAGAAAAAATAGGTGGTTTTGTAAGTGGCATATTTGGTGGAGAATATGGAAAACAAGTAAAACAATTTAATTCTGATCTTTCAAGATTTGAAACAGATTATATTAAACTAACTTCTGGATTAACAGTTTCTGATAAAGAAAGAGAAAATTTAAAAAAATTCTTACCATCAGCAAGTGATACAGAATCTGCATTTGAAGCAAAAACATCAGCACTTAAAAGTTACTACTCAGATTTAATTAAAATTAAAGAAGCTCAAGGTTTACAAAATATTGGATTAGCTGCTAAAGCATTAGAAAGTAAAGGTGTTTCAATTTTAGATTACGCTAAACAACCTGTTTTAGGTAAGTATAAAGTTATAGACGGTATAGCTGTAAGAACGGAGTAATCATGGGCCAAATTTTTGTAGAAGGTTTAGGCACTGTTGAAATACAAGGAGACACTCCTAACGAAATAGAATCAAAAGCGATTGCAAAAGCTGTAGAACAAAACAGAGATAATCAACTTCTTCCACAAGCTGAAAAAGTAGCAGATACATTTTTTACTGCTCCAAAAGTTGCAAGGTTTGCAACTGAAGTAGGTCTTTCAATATTAGGTACAGTTGCTACAGGAGGTTTAGCATTACCTGCATTAGCTGTTAGAGGCGGTATATTAGCTAGACCATTTTTAACAAAACTTGCACAAAGCTCATTAGGATCTGGAGTAGGTGGAGCTACAGGAGCTGGAGTTTCACAAGTATTTGACCCTAAAGATGATATTGTTAGAGAAATAGTTAGAGGTGGAGTTGAAGGAGCTGTTGGAGAGGCAATAGGTGCTCCAGTTGTTATTAAAGGCGGACAATTAATTTCAAAAACATTTAATAAATCAGGTCCTAGAGAATTTTTAAAACCATTTGAAGATGCTGTTCAAGCAGAAGAAATATTATTTACTAAAGGTTCAAAAGGTATGCCTTCTCAAGCAGATGCTGTATTAGCTAATCCAGAAAAATATACAAATAAATTTTATGATGTAAATAAAGTTATAGAACTAGCAACCGAAGCTAAAAAAGGTTTAACACCAGGAATGAAAACTGAATCTAGATTTTTAGATACAATGGAAAACATTGCATCTAAATCATTTTTTGGTGCAGAAGAATTAATTGGAAGAAAAGAAGCATTAGCTTTTATTGGACAAACAGCACAAAAAGATTACATTGAAAATTTAACTAAAGGATTAGATAAAACAGATTTAGGCACTTTATTTTTTGATAGTATAACTGGTGCTCAAAATGCAAGAAAAGCATACTTTAAAGGACAATATGATGGACTAGATGCATTAGTAAGAAGTGAGCTAGGTCTTAGAACTGAACAAGCTGTTCCAAAATTAATAGAGGGTAAACCAATTTTAGATTCATTAAATACTTATGTTAAAGATTTACAACTACCATCTAAAGACCTTTTATCTTTACAAAAAGATATTAGTAAAAGATTAGTAGATAAACGTTTTGATTTTAAAGCTTTAGAACAATTAAGAGGAGAGTTAATTGCAAATTCAAGAGATGCCTATAGAACTGGTAATAGTAAAATGGGTCAAGCATATGACAAGATGAGACAATCTATAGATGATTTATTAGATAACCAAGAATTATTAAAAAAATATAACATACCAGAAAGCGCTGTTAAACAAGTAAAAAGAATACGACAAGAATATAGAGAAACACAACCTTTGTTTGAAGATGGAATTCTTGCAGATATTTTAAAAAAAGGAAATAAAGATGGTGGTGTAGATGAAATATTTAATGCAATTGTAAAAGGAAAATCTAAACCAGAATTAATTAAAGTAACTAAAGATAAAATTGATAGTCTTGTTAGTAGAGGATATTTAGATAAAGCAAAAGCTGTTGAATTAAATGATTCATTAAAAGGTCAATATCTTTCAAATATATTTGAACGTTCAAAATTAGGTTCTCAAGCGGGTTCTCCTCTTTATACAAATTTTATTGATGCAGCTAAAGTTGCTGAAAATTTAGAAGGAACAGTTGATGCTAAAAAAACATATAATTTAATTTTTAGAGATGCTAACGAAAGAAAAGATTTAGATAAACTTTTAAAAAATCTAGCATACTCACAAGGAACTATAGATAAGAAGACAGGATTACCTGGAGGAGTATTTATTCAGTTAAAACAAGCTGGTGCAATTGGTAATGCTTTAAGTTATGGTGCTGCTGGAAATTTAACAGGTTTATTAGCAGATAAAGGTCTTGCAACTATTTTAATTGCTCCTGCTGCTTTTACAAAAATTATGTTAAACCCAAAAGTTAATAAATTATTATTTGAAGAAACAACTAAACAAAACATTGGTAAAATATCTCCAGCTAAATCAGGTGTACTATTTAGAAATTTAGTAGGTAGATTAATTGATGAGGGATATGTTAATTCTGAAGAAGGATTAAAGGCGATTGAAGAATCTAAACAAGTACAATCTGAATTTGAAAAAGCAGGTATTAAAACTGCAAATGATTTTAATAAACCACCTGTACAACAACGTCCTGTTACACAAATGGGGCCTGTAAATACAAGAGTTACTACTATGCAACCTGTAGTACCACAAGCACCAGCAGCAAAACCTGTGGCTGGAGGTATTACTAATATTCCACAAGAGCGAATTCAAGAGTATACTACTTTATTTGGAAGAATATGAAAAGAATTGTAAAATCAAGATTAGAAGATCATATGGTAGATTTATATCACAGAGTGGATAACTTAAAAAAAGATATCTCTATAATTAAAAACAATCACTTAAAGCATATGAGTTGTGCTATCTATAAGATAGAAAAGAAAGTAGACAAGATCCTTTGGTCCATGATTGGTGGTATGGGTGCCCTGATCCTTACACTCATTGTTATAGCATTTAGATTCGTTAAATAATAATTGACCATTCCTAATAGTTAATCTAATAAGACGTATGAAGCTTATTAGACAAGATTCCAGTTTTATAGTTACAGACTTTAAAAGAATAGATAAATACCCCTATGTCCGTTATACAAGAGACGATGACCACGGCCCACGGACCTATTTAGTTGGCGAAAAGAAAGTTCCGTCCGTTACAACCATATTATCAAAAACAGCTTCTAAAGAGAAACAAGCTTCATTAGATGCTTGGAGAGAACGAATAGGTTATCAACAAGCTCAAGCAATTACCTCTCAGGCCGCTATTAGAGGCACAGAGATGCATTATGT